CTGTTCATGTGAGCAGATCAAACGTGATGTGATTGCGGCGAAAGCAGGTGATGCATTAGTCACTGCTGTCCTTGGTGGTGTCGCCGTGGGTGATGCTAAGCCTGAGCAAGTCGACACGGTATTCCGTGCATTGTCAGCGGTCAAAACGACCACACCAGGCAACGCCGTCGGTGATGCGCTACATCAACAGCAACAACAGCAAAACAACAAACAAGACCCGAATGAAAAGACAGGTTTTGATAAGTCTGCTGCATACAAAACAATTTAAGGGGAACTTGAATCATGGTTCAGCAATTAAATGCGGTGGTCGGTCAGCGTGGCCGTTTAACCACTAAAGAGGTCGTACTGTCACTGCCATTGTCAGGCTTAGTGAATGTGAATGACGGTGATGTGGTTGTCCGCACGACTGATGGCAAATCTGTAACGGCTGTGGCAGGTGCTACACCGACACGTTTTGGTGTTGTAGTACGCCACGGCGTTGGCAAGACTGGTAAAGATGCTGCAGGTAAAGAAGCCTATAAAGCAGCTGATATGGTGCCAGTCATGTTTGAAGGTGCTATTTGGGTCAAGCCTACAGCGCCAATCACTGACATTACTGCTGCGGTTTACGTAAAAAATGCAAACGGTACCACAGCAGCGCCGTTGGGTTCTTTGTCGAGCTCAGCAACTGACGGAACAGTATTACCAGGTGCAGCATGGGAAACCGTGACAGGCGCCGATGGTTTAGCCCTTCTTAATCTTCGTGGAGCTTAATAACACATGAGCAAATTAGCAAAAATGAAAGCGCGTTTAACGCCGATTTCACATGCCATTCAGGCACAAGTTGGCGATGCGTTCAACATGGATGCATTGGCACAGCTCTTCGTAAAGATCGAAGAACAAAACGAAATTACACCACAGCTTGCACAGGTCCTTGACTACGCCAAGTTCATCCCAGTGACCAATGTAAATGCGGTTTATGGTGGTGGTGAAATCCTGTCTCGTAAAAAAGGCGTGGGTATCGGTAAAGATTACGCTGGTACTGGTGATGATATCCCGCTTGCAGAAGTGGAATACGACACTGTGCAATTGCCTGTGAAAGTCGGCACGATCGGGTACCAATACTCAATTGTAGAATTGGCAACAGCTCAGGCAATGAACCTTACACTGGAAGCTGACAAAGTTCAGGCTGCAAACTTGGCTGCTGAAAAACACATGTCGAATGTGGCTTGGTATGGCTATACCACTGCCAATGCAAGCGGTCAGCTCACTCAGGTCAATGGCTTCCTGAATCAAACAGGCGTGACTGTTGTGACAGCGCAATACAACTGGGCTACTGCAACGATTGAACAGGTCCTTTCAGACTTCAATAAATCGCTTGCTGATGCAACCAATCAGTTTGATGGTGATACTTCGATTGAACCGGACACATACATCT